CGCTTAGCGTCAATGCTTTGCGTGAACTGGCTGGCAAGGTCAAGGGTGATGCAGCTCCAGTTGGCACTGGTCACTTTCAGCCAAACACTGATGGCGCGGTGATGTACAAGGCCGACGAAATCAGCACATATTCATTTGGGGAGGATAAATAATGCCTAGTAAAGCGAATGTTATTTATCGCGGCGTAAATCCCGATAAAAAGACAATATCCAATCTTAAGGTTGCTGGCGCTTATTTGCCTGGAACGTTTTGCACTGCAAACGCCACCACATTAACCCAAGCAACTACCGGCATTGGTCGGCTGCTATTGCTAAGCAATCGTGAGTTCATCGGTCAAGATTTGCCAGACGCTTACGCTACCGGCGATACCGCAGTGGCTTATGAGTTGCAACCAGGAGACAATTTTATTGCTCGGTTTGCGGCTGGAACCTACACCGTAGGGCAGGAGCTTACAGTTTCCGCATCTGGTCGATTGGCTGCCGCTGCAAGCACTAACGTTGTTGTCGGCTTCTACACAGGCTCAGGCGCCGCGAATCTGGCTGGTGAGCTAGATGAATTCGTAGTTGCTAACAGCTACAACAAAGCATAAGGGGTGATAACTATGCCATTTCAACCAATTGTAAATAACCGTGTTGCCACCTCCGATGCTCAACGTCAGTTGATTTTGGAATACCGCAACATGGACAGCCGCATGGCCGCAAACATGGCCAAACAGTACGGCATTCCTGTTGACCTTTCTAACTTGAGCGTCAATGAGCTTAACCGATTGAAGATGATCGGTAACGCTGCGCCATTGCCCAAAGATGTATGGGGCGAATGGGATCGCACCAGTGTAGAAATTCAGCGTGATATTTTGGCTGTGTACAACGATTTAAGCAGCGTTGCGCGCCCGATGAATATCGGTAAATTCCTGCACTACTTCCGCCAAGTTTCTGACTCTAGCTCAGCGAATATCAGCCTTGATGGCCGCTCCGATGCTCGCGCAGATCAACCGGTTTACAGCTACGTTGGAACTCCTTTGCCAATCGTTGACGCGACCTATAAATACGGCTGGCGCCAAATGTTGGCGGCTCAAACAGAGGGTGAGTCACTGGATACCGATGCGAACGCAAACGCTGTGCGCAAAGTGGCTGAAAAGCTGGAAGACATTGTGCTTAATGGTGACTCTCAGATCGTTGTGGCTGGCTCTCAATTGTACGGCCTGCGCAACCATCCAAAGCGCAACACCCGCTCAACTGGTTCAACCTTAAATGGCACTACTGGCGCGAACTGGGTTACTGAAATTACAGCTACATTGAAGCTTTTGTATGCCGACAATTTCCGCGCACCTGCAACCATTTATCTCAACTGGGATGACTGGTTTTACGCCACCGCTACCGAGTACACCGCCAACTATCCCAAGAAGATCATTGATGCAGTTCGTGAGATTCCGGGTATTGCCAATATTGTTCCCGCATCGAAAGTGCCAGCGAACAACATTCTGGCAGTGGTTAAAAACACCGGTGTTGTGCAGTTGCTCAACGGTATGCCAATCATGACCCGCGCCCAAGCGCGCCATAATCCAGAGGACGATTATGTCTACAAGGTAATGGCCGCAGCAGCGCTGGAAATCAAATATGACGCTAACGACCAGTGCGGCGTTGCTCATTCTAGCTAATTCGCATCTGCCACGGATGGCGGAAATTTTGAGAGGGTTAAATTGTGATTAAAGTAAAAGTGAACCAGCCCGGCGCGCATATGGCGACTGGCAAAGAATTGCGCGAGCTGAAAGTTGGCGAAGTTCTTGAGCTGCAAGGTGATGAGCTGCCAAATTTCTTGATTGGTAAGGCTGAAATCATTGGTGACACCGATGGCAAATCATTGGCAACAAATGATGAGCTTTTGGAATCGGCAATGGCTGAAAACAAAGAGCTTTTAGAGCAGCTTGAATATGCAAAAACCGAGCTGCAAAAAGTGCCTGAAATTGTTTCAGAGTTGGCAACTGTTAAAGCTGAAAACGAAAAGTTAACAGCCGAAATTGCCGAACTGAAAAAGCCAAAGGCTGGTAAGTAAGAAATGGCAGCAGTAATCAGCGTCAATGACGTAAAGGCAGGCTTTGCCACAACAGTTCCCGATGCAGAGATTGAAATGCTAATCGAAATTGTTGATGGCGCTGATGCTTGTCTCGATGCTGCTGCCGTTCCTGAAGCGCGACAAACTGCGCTAAAGATTTATGCCGTTCGCCACATGCTGCAAATGCAGGCGAACGGTGGCAAGGGTTCGGTGCGTAGTGAGTCTGCGCCATCTGGTGCTAGTCGATCATATTCTGGCTGGGCTGGTGGTGATGGGCTTATGTCTACTAGCTTTGGCTCATTGCTGAAACAGCTTGATACAACTGGATGCGTCACCGGCATTTTAGAAAACGATGGCAATGTGATGATCTTGTCAGTGGGGCGAAAATGAGCAGCCTAGCTAATTGGTCATACGTATATCCGCTCACTGTTTGGAAAGTGACGATTGACGATTACCAGCAAACCACATTTGCCGCGCCCTATTTAATTATGGGCGATTGGATGGTCGGCGGTGATGTTGCTACCGATGCACGCGGGACTGAGTTCACAAGCGTGAGCAAGTACCATTTTGAAGCTGCTGATGGTTCGGCATTGATCCCGGCGCAAGAGGACTACATTCTGCGCGGCGATCACACAGCGGTAAGTGATCCTACAACCGTTAAGGCAGAGATTATCCGCAAGGTTGAAGGCTGGGGTATGGATATGTTTGGTGCTGGCGAATTGCCTGATTGGAGGATTTTAACGTGAGTTGTAATAGTTGCGATAAAAAGTTTGATGGAACGAAAGGCAATGGTTACCAGCCGTGCGGTTGCGCAAAGAATTGCAACCCAAAACCTCCGCCAAAGAAGCCTTAGTAAATGCCAGTAACCGGCATAGACCAAGTGCGCGGACGCTTTAAGCTGCTGATGGAGCAGGCGCAGGGCGAGAAGACAGAGCGCGCTATTACTGAAATGCTGGTCATTGGTGGGCAGTACGCAAGTGAACTTACCCCTTATCAGGAGGGTAATTTACTAAGAACACAGGGCCGCAAAGTTTGGCCTACTGCCGAAGGGATGGCCGGGGCTGTGTACTACGGATTTAAATACGCAGGATACATTCACGACTTACCAGGAAAATTAAAAGGTTTGCCGCGCGCTCACTTTGGGAAAACCAGAGATGGCGTTGAGTTTGGTGGCGGCAACCTAAAAGGGCGCTACTGGGATGCAATGGACGGAACGAATACCGCTGAGCCTGGGTTTTTAGTTAAGGGGATGGTGCAAATGACCGCAGAAGCACCGGCGATACTTAAAAAGATTTATTCGGTGGATTAATGAGCCTGCCATTACTTGAGCGAGTGAAAACGTTTTTAACTGAGCAGTCGTTATTGACTGGCTACACGGTTAAATTTTTCACTTGGACTGATGCTGATGCGCAGGGCGCTGGTAATTTTATCTGCCTGCAAATGGCTGGTACTTCCGGCATTCGTGATGAGATTGTGCAGCGTCCTGATGTGCGTGTGATCGTCGTAGGAGCGCCCACCAAGACGATTGAAGTAGATTCAAAAGCCAAGGCAATTTATGACGCATTTGCAGGATTGGAAAAAACCACAGGCGTGATTAAGTTCGAGCCAATAGGTGTAGTAGGCGGCCCTTACCAGCTTGATAACAAGCGATGGGCGTTTGAAATAATTGTTCGTTGCTTTGTTGAGGATTATTAATTGGCGATTACAGAGAGGTTGTCATGATAGATATAGTTTTCCCTGATGGTGATGATGTTCGGACGGCAATAGGCACAAAGGTTTTTACCTCATCCGGTCATGAAGTTGAAGGCGTGAGCAGAATTGAAATTGACATTAATGGGTGTGAAATTCTTTTAGCAAAAATTACAGTGCCGATTAGAAAGTGCGATGTAAAAAGTTTTGTGGCGGCTCTTGGTTATGAGTCATTAAGTGAATTGGCAAGAGCATCCGGATATGAATTAAAGCTAATTGAAAAGTCATTCCTTGGTGATGGAGTTGTTCATAAGGGTGTGCATGCAGTATGAGTTTCATCGACGCACAGGGCTGCACATTTACATTTGATGGACAGACCGTTGGAAAAATTCGCGGCTTTATCGTAAATGACGGATCAGTACCTGATATAGCGCACAAGGCCGTAAGTGCTAACGAAACAATATTTTTCCCTGGGCAGGCAGATTACGGAACAATAACCTTGCGCATGTATCGTGACAAGTCAGACCTTGGGCAAGAAGCCATGCAAAACGGCATGGATACACGGAAAAAAGTTCAATGCGTTTTAACGCTAAGTAACGGGGTAGCTATAAGCTTCCCCGGTTACACAAAGAGATTGCCGATTGTTGGAGACAGCAACGGCTTAGGCACCGCTGATGCGGTAATCAAAGTTGCGGGCAGGCCTTCCTGATCCCGTTTAGTTAGGAGTAATTTTTATGTCAAGCGCAGCTATTACCGCCGCAGGTTCAAAGCTTTTCGTTAGCGCCACATTACCAGCCACCTACAATAAGGCCGGTTTTGAAGCTCTGACTTGGACTGAGGTTGGAGAAGTAACTGAAATCCCCCAGTTCGGCAAGGTTTACAACGTCATCACTCACTTGCCCCTTGGTTCTCGCCAGACAATCAAGCGCAAAGGCTCATACGACAATGGCGAGGTTGATGTTCCTTACGCGTTTGATGTCAATGATGATGCAGGGCAAGTTATCCTTGAGGCTGCAGTTGATGACGATGATTCTTATGCGTTCAAGGTTGACATTCAAAACCCTGCCTTGAAATCAGTCTACTTCACCGCGCAAGTAACAAGCCGCCCCATTACAATTAGTGGGCCTGACTCTATTGTGATGGCAAACTCCACGCTGGCAATCGACGACGATATTTTGATCGAAGATCCAGAAGTGTAATAGCGTTCGCAAGAACCGTACCGGGGCGTTAACCCCTCTCTGTCGGCGTCCCCGGTGTCGTTAACCGCAGACAGAGAAATAATTCAGACAGAGAGAGTATTATGGATTTATCAGCACTTAACCCGAAGAAAAAAGCCAATGCTGGCGCTTTCCTGCACTTGGTCAATCCAGGCACCGGCTTGCCGCTTTATGAATATGATGAGTCAATCAGCGATCCAATTGAACGCGACAAAACCAAAAAGGCAGTTGGTCTTTGGTTGATGGGGCGAGACTCCGATTTGTACGCGAAAACACGTCACAAAAACGTCAACACCGCACTTACAGCCAAGAAGAAATCCGATCCAAAAACAAGCGAAATGATCGAGCAAGAAACTATTGCCATGATCGCTGAAATGACTACCGGATGGGATAACCTTAGCTATCAAGGGAATAGCGAGTTTAGTCGGGAGGCTGTTATTGGTATTTACACTGATTTGGCATGGGTGCGTGAGCAAGCTGATATTTTTATCAGTGACCGGGCAAATTTTATCTAACTGCGCGCAATGCGTTATTAATTTACTGCAAGCATCTGGCGTGGTTAAACGCTACGCCAGAGAAGGCAAGTAAATCGCGTTACGCGCAGTTTGTAGATGGCCTTGGTGTTGAGCCGGACATGCCGGAAACTGAAGGATGCGAGCACTTAATTGATTATCTAAGCAGTATTAGCCCCGGTATGTCGCTTGGCATGGGATATGTAAATCTTACGTGGACCGAGATAGACTCTTGGGCGCGGCGGATGAAGATACCGCTAACAGGCTGGGAATCCGAAACTCTCCACAGAATGAGTCAGGCATATTGCGGTCAGGTGGCAATAAGCAGCAAGAAAGATTGCCCTGCCCCGTGGTCTAAAATGGCCGGGCGAAACATAGAGATAAACCGCGAAAAAGTCGCAGAAGGCACCCTAAAAGCCTTCGAGCGAGCAGCAAGCAAACCCGCCAAAAAGAGGGCTAGGTAGTGGATTTAGGAACAATACAATACAACGTAGAGGCCAACACTACCGACCTCCCCAAAGCTGTCGATGCTATGGAAGATATGGCAGATGCAGCACAAAAGGCCGGTGATGGCGTTGACGTGATGGGCAAGAAAGTTGCCGCAGGATCAAAGGCGGCATCTGATGGCGTTTCCGGCTTCGGGCGATCAGCTGGTCAGGCCGGTATTCAAATTCAGCAATTGGTCGGTCAAATTCAGGGCGGGCAGTCTGCATTCCTTGCGTTATCCGCACAAGCAACCGACTTGGGTATTGTGCTTGGCGCACCTCTTGTCGGTGTTGTTGTGGGGCTTGGCGCTGCGCTGGCCGGAACTCTTGCCCCAAGTTTTTTTAAGGCCGAGGATTCGGCAGAAAAACTAATCGAGACAATGGAGCGTATTGATGGTGTAGCGACAATAACAAAAAGCGGCGTTTTGGCTCTATCCGATTCAATCCAAGACCTAGCCAATAAAAGCGAAATTGCCGCGCGTGCGCAAATCGTTGTGGCGATGGCTGACGCTGAGACAGCGGCAAAGCAAGCGGCGCAGTCAATACAAGAAACCCTAAGCAACATTGATGCGGGCATGGGCACAACTGGACTCAGTGAATTAACCGAGCCATTGCGCCAGTGGAACGAATCTGCTCCTGCTTATATGGCGACTGCCAATGATTTAGGTAGGTCATTTGGGCTTATTGGAAAAGAAGCGACCGCTGCGGGCGGCGATATTATTGAGCTGGTGCAGTCATTGCGTGAGGCACCAACAGAGGAAAACTTTGCAAAATTACAGGATTCAATAGGTGGGCTTGCAGTTGCCGGTGGCACAGCAAATAAGGAATTTTTATCTGTTGTCGGCGAGCTGCAAAAATATTTCTCATCCGCTGCAACAGCCGCAGAAAAAACCGAATACCTTAAAAAAGCAATGGATGATTTAAGCGGAGCCGTTGAGCAAAGCGGAGAATCAACATCAAAATCTACTGACGAATCAATCAGATTTATTCAAACCCTTGAGCGCCAGATAGCGGTAATGTCGCTCACTGGTGATGCGCTTGCCAAAGAGCTTGCTTTGCAGTCTGGAGCAACTGGATTAAAGCGCACCTACATAGAGCAATTAATCAATGAGAAAATTGCATTGGAGCAAAAAGCAGAGGCCGATAAAAAAGCGCAACAATTAGCAGATGAGGCAAATCGCAAAGAAGAACAGCGCGCACAATCAATCCAAAAAATGATTGACCAGCTCGCCAAAGAAGCGGCTTTGATGGGCAATTCCAGCAAAGAGGCAGAGATTCGCTACGGGCTAAGCAATGGATTAATTCAGGCTTACGGTGCCGAAGCTGATGAACTCATTCGCAATGCTCAAGCTGTAGATATTGCAAAGGCAAAACAGCAAGAATACAACGATTTAATATCTGAATTGGACGCCGCAGGATGGGAAGATTCATTTTCAATGCCGAAAATGGAAGATGCTGACTTCAACAAATTAATAGAAGGTGTAAATAATTTCGGTGGAGCGTGGTCGAATAGCGGATCAATTATTATTGATACATTTGGAAGCATTGCCGACATAACCGATGATTACATGCTACAGCTTGATGAGCTTGCTAAAAAAGAAAAAAACCTTCAAATAGCGAGAGAAAACACAAACGGCGACCCTGCAAGAATTGCCGAAGTTGCCAAAGCAGAGAAGAAATTGGCCCAAGACAGAGCCAAGGCAAACATTAGCAGCTATCGATCGATTGCTGGTGCTGCGTCTGAAATGTTCAGTGAGCAATCAAAGGGCCGTAAAGCATTGCACGCGGTAGAAAAAACCTTGGCCGCTGTAGAACTGGCAATGGCGATTAAAAACACCGCAACCGAACTAATGCTTTCGTCAACAAGAGTGGCAGCCGCAACGACAGAAGCGGGCGTTAATGTTGCAGCGGGCGGGGCGAAAATGTTTGCCCAGTCGGGCTGGGGCGGATTTGCTGGTGTGGCGGCAATGGTTGCGGTTATGGCGTCCCTTGGGTTTGCAGGCGGTGGAGGTGGGGGCGGCGGCCAATCTGCCGAAGATATTCAAGCGGAGCAGGGCACCGGGTCTGTTCTTGGCAGCAGCTCAAAATCAGAATCGATAACAAAATCATTCGATAACTTTTCAGAAATATCATTCGATCAGCTTGTTGAGCTTCGCGCAATTAGAGAGAGCCTATCAGTTTTCAGGGGTGGGATTGCTCAG